CTGTTGAAAGCAACAGAAGAAAATTTATTTCAGCATCAGGCACACCAGTGGATGCGGGTTCAGATGGATCCACACCCACAGGATCTCAACCGTTGATCTACATTAAAGGTGATGCGGCAACTTGGAATTCTGCCACACAGAATTTAGGATCAACATCAGACTTCACCATGTCAGGTTCTGTGACGGATTCCAGCAATGAACCAGTAAGCACTTAATAAATATTCGAAAGGAGAACAACAATGCCCACATGGCCATCAGGAACAAAAGCATCAACCACAAACGTAGATGCAGGCACAGATCAGATTTCATCTGCTAGAGCAGACATCAAGCAGAACATAGACAATGTGAATACAATCATTGACACATTCAATATTTCATCTCCATCAGATGGAGATCTTTTACAGTATTCAACATCCTCGGGCAAATGGGAACAGGTAGCAACCAGTTCAGTGGGTGCCCAAGCAAACATTGTGGTGTTTGACAGCACAGTTAATGAAGATTCAGCAGGTGTTGGATCTGATTATGACAGCACTTTCACTGTGACAGGCGGTGGTTCAATCACCACCAGTACCAACACACTCACAATTCCAGCAGGTATATTTGTACTTCAATCTTTAGGCCTTATATTTCCAGGAACAGGTGCCACTGCACCATATGACACAGACAGTATTGTAATCAAATTGATTGATAATACAGGTGCGGTGCTGGCAACCAGTCAAAAAATGAATGCTGACAGAACTTCAATTTTCTTTGGATTTGACACACATTTCACATTGGCATCACAAACCACTTGTAGAATACAAATTGAGCTGGATGATAGTCTGGGTCTTTTAACCAATTATCAATTACCACCAATGTTATTTCTAAAGATTAGTTAATAAATATTCGTGTTATAACAACAAACAACAAACCTTATAAGGAGAAACAACAATGAGTGCATCAAATTTTCTTGAAAACGAATTGCTTGATCACGTGCTGAACAATGCAACAGCGGCATTTGATCCAGAAGACACTCTTTATCTTGCACTGTTCACTTCACCAGATTCGGCAGGTGGCACACTACAAGATCTAGAAGAAGGCACATTAACCAACGAAGTATCAGGCAATGGATACTCACGTCAAACCATTTCATTTGGAACATCATCTAATGGCACAGCACAAGGACCAACAGGTTCTGCTGTAACATTCACAGCATCAGGTGGTTCTTTTGGAGAGGTAACTCACATAGCAATCATGTCGGCATCAACAGCAGGCAATGTGTACTTTGCAGGTGCTTTGTCAACTGCTAAAACAGTGGATGACGGAGATTCATTACAATTCGCGGTTAATTCTATATCGATCACGATGTCATAACCCACTGGAGTTAGACGATGGCAGATATTCGCTACGTCAACGAAAGTTATGTTGATGACAGTTATGTAGTAATCACATTTGACGCAGGTAGTGTTTCTATCACGAGCACTACCTCTGTGTCTGCCTCTGCGGAAAAAGTTAAATCAGCAGAATCCATTATACAGACTGCCATTGCCAACAATCGTTCCTGGGACGAGATGGGCACATGGTACGAACCCATCCAGGAAACATGGAATCAATTCATCATTGTGGATCCATTGGTGGTATCTGGAGCACCAGTATCACCCATAGTTACAACAACCACAGTCACATCCACAGCAAACCGAATTCAAACCATAGATGCTGTAATCATTTCAGCAGATGCCACATTCACAGTCACAGCAGAAGCAAACAGAGAAGGTGAAACCATCACAGCATTCTCTACCACAGTGTCTGCGGATGCAGATGTACAACGTGAAGGTGTGAGCACAATCACTACCACAACTACCACTCAGTCAGATGCTATCACAGGATTTTCAGAAACAGTTTCACTCAATATCACAACCACAGTCACAGCAGATGAAGAATTGATTTCACTGCCAGGTTCAGATATCTCTGTCACCACATCAGTCACAGCACAAGGTGGTAGAGTCAATCCTGCCACAGCAGACATCATACAAACCATCACCACCACAGCATCCACAGGAGAAGTTGGACAGTTTGGAGAAGCAAACATCATCACAACAACTTCAATGGCAGATGTGGACACGCTGGATGTGTTGGGTGGTGCTGTGTCAATTGCCACTGCCAGCACATTGATTGCTGAAGGAGAAAAAGTATTATTACCAAGAGTCAACATCAATGCATTCACTGTTGTGGTATCTGTTGCGGCAGGTTTTGCCATAGATCCATACAGAATACGACAAATTGATTCGGAGACCCGTATAAATATCATACAACAAGAAACCAGAAGCAGATTGATACCAAATGAAACAAGAATTCTCAAGGTTACACCTGGTGCCAACACAAGAATTGTTGATCAAGTGGGTATCATAGACAGGAGAGAAGGATAATGGCCACATTAACAGGATACAAACAGGACAGAGTGGGAGTTTACATAGAAAAAGATCCTTATGCTGTGCTAGATTTTTCCTTGGACTGGACCAATTGGATGCCCACAGGAGACACCATTGCTTCCACCACAATCACAGCAGAAACCATTTCAGGAGATTCCGCACCATTGGTGATAGATTCAAATTCAAACACAGACACCGTGGTCACAGCAATTATTTCAGGTGGCACAGCAGGCAAAATCTACAATGTGGAATACAAAATCGCAACCAGCAACGCACTGCAGGATTCTAGAAATATCAGAATCAAAGTATTAGAGAGACAAGCATAATGTCAAAAAAAATTGATGTAGATCAGATTTACAAATTAGCAAGTATACAATGCTCTGACGAAGAGATTGCCCAAGTGGTAGGTTGTGCTGTGAGTGTGATCAAAAATAAATTTAAAAACATCGTTAAAAAAGGTAGAGAAACAGGTAAGAAAAGTCTGCGTAGAGCAATGTGGGACAAAGCACTCAACGGTGATACCAGAGCACAAATTTTCTTATCTAAAAACGTGCTGGGATTCAAAGACAATCCAGAAGATCAGTCACACAAAAATCCTTTGCCTTGGAACGATGACAACGATTAATAATTAGGAGATTTGGAGATGCCCTTGTCTACAGCACAAAAGAAAATCTGTGATTCAAAAGCAAGATTTAGAGTTGCTGTGACGGGGCGTCGATGAATACGATTTGGAAAGACATATTGTGCAATGAGAGAATTAGCAAAACAGGCAAGTAAACTGAATCAAGAAGTGCTGTATGTGGCACCTTCATATCGTATGGCAAAATCTATTGCTTGGGAAAATTTAAAAGACAAATTAAAACAATTAAGATGGGTTGAACAGACCAATGAAGCAGAATTGACTATAAGATTAAAATCAGGATCAAAGATATATCTCAAGGGCGGTGAGTCTAAAGATGCACTCCGTGGATCTGGGTACGATTTGGTAGTACTCGATGAGTATCAAGATTTAGATCCTGCACTATGGACTGAAGTGCTGAGACCAACACTATCAGACAGACAAGGCAAAGCATTGTTCATAGGCACACCAAGAGGTGTAGGATCTTTCAGTCATGATATGTATACAATGGCACAAAACACAGATGGTTGGGATTCATTCACATTTACCACAGTGGATGGAGAACAAGTGCCCAAAGAAGAAATAGAAGAAGCACGTAGAGATCTTGATGAAAGAACATTCAATCAAGAATATCTTGCAACCTTCAACACATATTCAGGCACTGTGTATTATTCTTTCAGCAGAGAACAACACATTAAACTTTGTGCAGGATTAGACACCATGGATTTACATTGTGGCATTGACTTCAACTATGATCCGATGAGTGTGGCAATTTCTGTAATACAGAATGGTTGTGTGTATTTCATAGATGAAATCAACATGTCAGGTTCTAACACAGACAATGTGGTGGAAGAATTGAAATCAAGATATCCCAATTCAAGAATTACCATGTATCCAGATGCCGCAGGACGTCAAAGAAAGACATCTGCTGGTGGTAGAACAGACATTTCAATATTACAAAACGCAGGATTCAGAACAGTATATAAACTTGCCAATCCGCCTATCAGAGACAGGGTAAATGCTGTAAATAGTAAATTAAAAAGCACAAATGGTTTGATATCAATGTATATAGATCCTAAATGTAAACAGATTATAAAAAGTTTGGAAAGAATGATGTACAAACCTAACACATCAATCATAGAACAATCAGATGATGTTCACATGTCAGATGCTGTAGGTTACTTGATAGATTATTTGTATCCAGTTCAAAAAGAAATCAAAAACAAAACTCCATTAAGATGGGGATTTTCAGGGAGTGTTAGATAATGGCCGTTATAAGAGACAGATTAATCAAAGGTGATTCAAAAAATTTCGCAACATACATTGTGGAGACACACCCTGCATATCAAATATATGCAAATAGATGGAAGTTTTTACAAGATGCTTACAACGGTGGATTTGAATGGTTCCTTGGCAAATATTTAGAACCTTACTACTTTGAATCTAGAGATGATTACGAAAAAAGATTGAGACAGATTGGTTATGACAATCACGTAAAAAGTGTGGCCAACATTTTCAATTCATTTTTATTTAGAAAAGATCCCACAAGATATATGGGCAACTTGGACACTGATCCAAACCTAAAAACATTTTTACAAGACGCAGATTTGGATGGCAGATCATTCAAACAATTCCTACAAGATGTGGCCACTTGGAGCATGGTGTATGGACACTGTTGGGTTATTGTGGACAAACCCAATTCAAATGCTAGAACCAGAGCAGAAGAATTAGAACAAGAAATCAGACCTTATGTGTCATTGTTTCAACCATTGGATGTGTTGGATTGGGAATATGAAAGACAACCCAACGGTTTCTATCAATTGACATATCTAAAAATCAAAGAAGAAATTATCAACGGCACGCAGTATGTGAGAGAATACACACCACAAGAAATCAATGTGTACAAAATCACAGACAACAAAACAGGCGAATATGTTCAAACCATGACCAACGAATTGGGCAGAGTGCCTGCTGTTTGTGTGTACACTCAAAGATCAGACACCAGAGGTATTGGTATATCACCTTTGGGAGACACAGCAGACATCTGTAGAGAACTGTTTGAATTTTCATCAGAGATTGAACAGATTATTAGATTGACCAACCACCCTAGTCTTGTTAAAACAGCAGACACAGAAGCATCAGCAGGAGCAGGTGCAATCATACAGATGCCACAAAATTTAGATGGCAATCTAAAACCTTATCTGCTACAACCATCAGGTCAATCCATTGAATCAGTGATTCAAGCAATGGAGAAAAAGATTGAATCCATTGACAGAACAAACCATCTGGGCGGAATACGTTCTCCAGAATCACGTAGATTATCTGGGGTAGCAATATCATCAGAGTTTTCACAACTATCCAGCAGATTGGCCACATATGCTTCACAACTGGAACACGCAGAAGAACAGATATGGAGATTGTATGCTCTTTACGAAGGCACCACATTTGATGGATTGATTGAATATCCAAGATCGTTTTCTATACAAGACAGAGCAAATGATATTTCAATTCTCAAGATGGCCAAAGAATCCAACATTTCAGATCCAAGAATCAATGCGGAAATCGACAAAAAAATCTACAAGATAGCATTGGAAGATGATGCTGAAGATTTAGAAGAAGAGATGGAACACCCTGTGACCACAGCAACTGATAGATCAGCACACATCAAAGAAATGGTGATGGAAGGATACACAGATCAAAAGATTCTAGAACTGCATTCTGAAATCACACAACAAGATATCAACATAGCAAAACAACAACTAATCAATCAGGAGTAATATGCCAGTACGCAAAGTGAAGGGCGGATATCGTTGGGGCACATCAGGTAAAATATATCGCACTCGTGANCAAGCAGAGCGTCAGGGTAGGGCGATACAGGCCGCGACAGGAGGGCGTCGTGGCGGTAGAAGGAAACGCAAATAATGTTTGTGACAAAACCTACTATTGACATTGAATATCACTATAATCCAGAATGGTATGATAAAGATTATTTTTATAGTCCAGACGGTATAAAGGAACATCCTGAGCATCATTGCAAAAGAAGTTTTTTTGAAAGTTTGCCTTGGCATAAACAGACAAAAAGGAATGCAATAGATATAGGTGCAAGAGATGGCGAATTTACGCGATATCTAAATCATTATTATAATCATACCTATTGTTTTGAACCAAGAAATAGAGATTATTTTTTTTATAATACAATTGAATCTAAAACAACACATTATAGATGTGCAGTAGATAATGAAAATAATAGAATAGATGATTTATTATTAACAGATATTGATTTTATTAAAATAGATACAGACGGTGGAGAACACGATATAATAAAAGGATTAGAAAATATAA